CATCGCCTCGGGCAGTTCTTGGTGACGCAGGTTCACCTCCACTTTACTGGTAACAACAGAGGTCCGGTTCTTGCCAGTATTCGGATCTGCCTGCGTCTTTCTGTTAGTGCTGGTGCTTATGCCAGTGTACAGTCGGATAGCATGATGCCCTGTTCGTTGGTTGAGCACTCCCAGGTGGAAGCGATAACCGAAAGGCGCCCGCAGACCGGAGACGTTGACCGGGTAACTGGCCACCATTGCCTTGGCGGTGGCGGATACAGCTAGTAGTGGATCATCCAGTATCCACCTCTCCCTGCTCGCTTGTTTGGTGAGGGTATCAAGCAACTCTTGGTGCTGAATGCCGGGGTGGGCATCAGCACGGATGAGGGGTTTCTTCTTGGTGTGTAAATAAATCACCTAGTTACTCCTTGGTTACTTGTCGAATGACTGCATTACGTTGTTGCTGGATCTCCAGCAGGCGGTCCCATAGTGGTTCGGTTAGGGTGGGCAGTTCTGCCTCACCACCACGCCATGCTTCCTGGTCAAGGATGAGATCAGCTTCCCACTGCTCGTAGGCTTGAACGACAGCAAGCAGGTCGGAGATCAATTTCTTGTCATTTGGTGGTGGGTCATCGTCAGGGAACGACCCCATATCTTGGTGTGACAGACCCCAATCGCTGAGCATGGTGAATTTCCTTTCAGACCTCAACCAGAATGGTCATGCTGCCTGTGTCGTTGTCGCGGACGATCGATTTGATCTCACCCAGAGTGGCAGCCTTCTCCACTAGCGCCTTGCTGGTCACCTGATTGCTAATCGTCTCCAACTCACAGGCAAGTCCAGCTAGCACTTCCTCCAACTGATCCGTGCAGGCGTCCTGAAGTTCCCTCGCCTTGTCATCCGCTGCTGAACGCAGGGCCTTGCGCAGTCCCTCACGGACCGCCTCCCGTCCTCGCTCAGAGCACGGACACCCACCGGGGTCATCTGACTCACCGGAGAGGTCGAGATGCTCGGTAGCGTGGATGGAGGCGGTTACTCGCCCTGTGTCGGGTTCGATCACCACCGTGACCCCTTCTTGGTCGCGGACGCGGTCACCGCCGTGACCTGATTTGAACCCATGTTCACCAAGGATCTGGTTGGTAATCTGGGTCATGCGCCCGGGAGGCAGTACCGGCGGCAAGTCCATCGTGGTGGACACGGAGTCTGAAGCTGTAATGGTCTCCTGCAAGACCTCACGGGTGGTGATACGGTAGGGACGACTGTAAGCCATTGGTGGACTCCTTTTTAGAGGTACTTATTGGTTCTTGCTGGTCTCTGCGTCGTGCTGTCGTGATCAACGTTCCTCCTCTGGTGGTTCCATCGCCCACAAATCCGACAACTCGTTCGAGATCACGCGGCGGACGGTGCCGGTCCACTCCAGCTCTGGATCGGACGGACCGTCAAGAGTGTTGTGAGTGGTCCACTGACCCTGCCCCTCGAACAGGTACAGACCGATCGGTTGAGGGCAGAACCAGTCACCCAGCACCTCATCGGCGTCGTCGCTGGAGATGTTTTCCACCTCCCACGCCAGCGCGGCGTTGTCGGTGGCGAGGATGATTGCTGTTTGCAGGCCACGAGCGATCAGGGCGCGGCAGGGACCGGTGGTGTTCATTGAACATCAGCCTCCATAATTCACCTCCTCGCTGATTAGACACGTCGGGCGATCTGACGTAGCAAGCATAACCGCTACGTTACCAGAAGTCAAGTTGAGCCCAGAAAGTTCTCCAGCGGGGTCATCTTGTGGTCTTTTGCGGGTGTGGTATACAATCGGGTGTGCCTCCAGTAAGTGATCATTTGGGAGTTGAACAGTCTCATGGGACGCAAGAAAAAGATACCGGTGAAGCACACCAGCACCCTGAAGATGCTTCAAGCTATGAGAGAGCATGAAGGGGTGGTTCGCCTGGCCGCGGTGATGTTGGATATTCCCCCTACGGAAATCTACCAGCGAGCAGCGGTGTGCGAGGAACTAAGAGAGATGATCCGCCGCCCTAGTAATGGAGGCAAGATGATCTACACCTCGGAGATGATCGTGCAAGCTCTAGAGCAGACTGGTGGGCAGGTAGTCGAGGCAGCGAGTCTCCTGGGTTGTCATGCCAACCTGGTCTACCAGAGAGCTAAACAATGCCCCGAGGTCAAGGCAGAGTGGTTGCGGTCACGAGAGGAGCTAACTGACACAGCAGAGGTGAAGCTGAAGGACCTGGTGAAGAGTGGTGATCGGCAGTCTGTGTTCTTTGTGCTGGAGACCATTGGCAAGAAGCGTGGGTACGTCAAGCGGACCACCAACGTCATCCGGGGCCAGAAGGACGCTCCACCGATCAAGGTGCAGTCGGAACCGTTTCCCTTTGATGAACTACCCTTGGCGCTGCGTGAGCAGATCCTGGAGTGCATGGAGAGGAAACAGAGGGAGAAGGAGGGAGGGGAACAAGCACAGCTACCAGTACCAGCGCAGGAACTACAACAACCATCCAACGGCCTGCCCGCTGAACAACAAACGTGATAGAGTAGAAAAAGATAGACGGGTGGGATTCAGCCCCCACCCGTCTTCGAGCCATACCCAGACATCCCGAGGAATCAACTCAAGGAGTCATTGTGGATTCTAGCACCAACCCGAACGATGGCAAGACAGCCCATCCAAAATCTTCGTGGGTGACCCCCGCTGACAGGGAAAGATACCGGGTTTTCCGCCTCCCTGCGGTGAGGATAGACACCAAAGCTAAGATAACCACGGAGACAAGACGACAGGCGGACCTGCTCTTTCCTGAGTTAAGTAAAGCTGGTGTCTTCAAGACCTACAAACTCCATGACAAGAAAAAATTCTTCTATGCTCTGGTCCATGCAGCTAAGTTGGCGAAATACCGCGCTGGTCCAGTGATGTTCACTCGTAATGAGAGACACCCAAGCTGGTCTGTAATTAGTCAGCAAGTGATAGATGCAGCTGTAGAAGTTGGGTTGTTCTTCGAGTATCGGAGTGAGCCACAAAGCAAGCACTGGAGTCGGTTGGTGCCTACTGAGAAGTTAGTTGCTTTTTCATCCATTGATCCCTGGGAAGTTGAGCCAAACACCATGACAAGCTTCGTGTACCTGCGCAAGCGTGGCGGCAAGGGCGAGGAGTTGCCTTTTGATCGTGATGATCCAGTCCCGAGTGAGGTTCAGCGGATTCTTGGTCAGGTCAATACCTGTAACCGCCGGTATCACATCACCTGTCTACGTTACGACGAGGCAGAAGGCAAGATAGCTAAAAAGGATCGGATGGTGATCCGTCCTGTCCATTATGCGCTGTTCTCAGACAACTGGGATACTCACGGTAGGATTTACACCGGTAAGTATGGTCATCAGGGTCTGAGAGCTTTACAGCGACAGACCATCAAGTTCAATGACATGCCCTCGATCGAGTACGACTACGGCGGCATGCATCCACGGTTGCTTTATCATCTGCGTGGTATCGACTACCAGGGAGATCCTTATCTGCTCTGGGGTGAGCGAACGTCTACATCCATGCGTACACTAGCTAAGGTGTTTGTTAATGCCCTGATCAATGCCAAGACACCACAGGCGGCAATCAGCGCTTGCAACCAGAAAATGTCAGTGTGGAACAAAAAAGGTAGCAGGAAAAAAGGCAAAGCTAGAGAGGAAGCTTACCGTCTCCGTCATGCCTGTCAGGAGACGGGTGTCAAGTTTGCTGACATGCTGCCTCTAACACTATACCGTCATGCAGCTATCAGGGATGATTTTGGGTGTGATCGTGGTGTGGAGTTGATGAGAATTGACTCTCAGCTTGCTCTGTCCATTCTCGATCACTTTAGCAGCAGGGGAATACCCTGTTTAAGTTGTCATGATAGCTTTACTGTACCGGAGTTTCTGGGGTCAGAGTTGGAACTGTACATGAGTTTAGTTTACCGGGACAAAATGGGTTTTTCTCCCATAGTCAAGTAATTTTGTACATTACAGTCATACTGTACAGTATCTATCACCCTAATTACTCTTTTTTTCTACCTCAGCGGGAGCGGTATAGGCAACACGGGTCGCAAACCTAACGGTTTTTGATCGGAATTTTCAGGATAAAGGTAATGACCACACTGACTTCCGCTCATTTTGACCTCCCAGCGAATTTGGACTACCGGGTGGTTGTCACCTCGGTGTGCAAGTCATCGTTCTGGCAGTTTGTCAGGAAGTTCTGGGAGTGCGTACCTGGTGCCGGCGCGCTGGTAGAGAGTTGGCACATGAAGGTGTTTGCCGATGAGTTGCAGAAGGCTGCTGAGCGGGTGTTCGACAACCTACCAAAAGAAAATAATCTGATATGTAATGTTTCTCCAGGTACATCAAAAAGCACCATCTGGAGCATCCTCTTTCCTGCTTGGGTGTGGACGCGGATGCCCCACGCCCGGTTCATCTGCGCCTCGCACACACTGGACTTGGTTCTTGACCTGTCTCACAAGGCAAGAGAAGTGATCCGCTCGGACCTTTACCGGTCCTGTTTTCCCCATGTGATCCTTCAAGGTGATCAGGACGCCAAGGGCAACTATGCTAATACAGCTGGTGGTTCTCGCCTGTCTTGTACGGTGGGTGGCAAGACACCCACCGGCTTCCACGGGCACTTTCTTATAATAGACGACCCATTAGATCCGCAAAAGGCGGTATCCGAGGCAGAACTGAGAGTGGCTTCTGATTTTGTCACCAACGTTATCTCGACGCGGAAGGTGGATAAAGCGATATCTGTGATCTGTTTGGTGATGCAAAGACTTCATATTAGAGACCCAACTGCAGCTTTGTTGGAGGCGTCCCGGCGTGACGGTGCAGTTCCTGTTCGGCACATCTGTTTGCCAGCTGAACTGCCTCCAGAAGACAGGAACAATGTCTTGCCGCCTGAACTGCGCAGCATGTACATTGATGGGTTAATGGACCCGGTTCGTCTCAATCGCCAGGTGCTCAGAGAAGCTTATGCTAATCTTCAGGAGTATGCCTATTCAGGTCAGTTCCGCCAACTGCCGATTGTCATCGGTGGTGGCATGTTCAAAGCTGAGTATTTCAACGGCAGGGTGAAGGCATCGCCTTATAAAGGTATGAGAATTCGTTACTGGGATAGGGCTTGTCTAGTTGCTGGCACGCAAATTTGTACTAAGCTGGGGGACAAACTCATCGAGTCGGTGGTTGCTGGTGACTTGGTCTTGACTAGGAATGGGTATCGACCGGTGGTGTGGTCGGGGATGTCTAAGCTTGTCGATGAGGTGGTGTCGGTGTTGTTCTCTGACGGTTCTGTGGTGACTGGGACTGCTGATCATCGTATCTGGACTGAAAATCGTGGTTGGATTGATCTTGCCTCCGTTCGTGGTAGTGACTATTGTCTAGTTACACAGAAGGGAGGTGTTTCGTGGCGAAAAAATCGAGCAAGCGGGCATCGGAGAGAATCGAGTTCGATGGTGTTGTCTACACTAGGAAACCGGGAAGACACTATTTTGAAGCGAATAGATGGGATAAGGAGAAAAGGCGATACTGGACGGATTCATTGCACCGAGCTGTGTGGCGGTTTCATAACGGTGACATACCCACTGGCTGTGATATCCACCACAAGGACGAAGATTGGGATAACAACGACATCAAAAATCTTGAGTGTCTATCCAGAGCTGAACATAACAGGAAGCACGGAACTTTTGCCCGATGGAATAAAACGGAGGAAGCTAAAGAACACCATAAACGAATCGTCAAGAAAGTCTGGGAGAATGCTAAGTACAGAGAGTACGTTTGTGCTCACTGCGAGAAGAAGTTCTCGTCGCGCCGGATCAACGCACCACCAAAGTTTTGCTCGACTGTCTGCGGAGATCGGTTCCGTCTCGGCATCAAGTCCAAGAATTGTACCATCTGTGATAAGGAGTTTTGGGGACGACCCGGCGCCCTGTGCTGCTCAGACGCCTGTTCCGATGTGTTCTGGACTGCGGTGTGTCCGATGTGCAATGAGAAGTTTGAAAAGAAACAACGAACGCAGATTTGCTGCTGCCGAAGCTGTAGGACCAGATGGCAATGGCTGTATACCCGTGTATGACTTGGAGGTGGAAGGAACTCACGAGTTTTTTGCGAATGGTATTTTGGTTCATAACTCGACTTTAGACGGGGGTTGCTACACTGCTGGAGTTCTCATGTCCAGGGATGATGAGGGACTTTTCTACGTCGAGCATGTCATTCACGGGCAGTGGGAGCCAGTGGAGCGTAACCGAAAGATCAAGGCAGCAGCACAGCGGGATCGGGCACGGTACGGTCCCAACAACGAACCGACGATCTACATCGAGCGGGAAGGCGGTTCCTCGGGGCGGGATGCTTGGGGGGATATATCTCGTTTACTTGCTGGTTTCCGGGTCAAGGAAGACACGGTAACTGGAGCTAAAGATTCCCGTGCTGAACCGTGGTCCTGCCAATTAGCTGCTGGTAATGTCAAAATTGTGGACAATGGCGAGTCGGATGGTACTGGTAAGGCAGAGTGGGATGTGCAGGGATATGTGGAGGAGCATCTATTGTTCCGTCCTGAACCGGGTAAACGCCTCGGTCGCTACAAGGATCAAGTAGATGCCTCAAGTGGGGCATTTAATCTACTTGCAGGGTCCAAAAAGGTGGGTCCTTTGCGTGTCTACTCGTTCGGCACCCAGAAGCGGGCCGGGTTGCGCATCGTGATCTGTTCCCCGGATAAGCTAGGGGAAGCGGTCATCGAACTACCAGCTGTACTGCTACATCTCATCCCACCACGCACCGAGATGGTCACGCCGGACCATGCCCTGACCAAGCTACAGGACTCTACCCAGATAGCAGTTGCCGATCTGGACCCGCGAGATTACCAGGAAACGTGGAACGAACCGATTTTGGCATACAACGCGACTCCAGCTGAGGTGATAATGGATAGGGACGGCGGCAGGATCATCTGGAATTTCATCCGCAAGAAACGTGAACCTCAGCCCCAGATTATTGTGCTAGTGGACGAGTCCTCACCAGAGTTGCGAGTAGGTGAAACCATAGCTTTGTGTCTCTGTGATCTAATGGGGTTGGGGCGGGACCTGATCTACAAGATCGATGACGAGGACTGGGTAGCTGATGATGACACCAAGGTCCCTAACCAACACGTCTATGATGTTTTGAAGGCATCCAGAGCATTGGTGATGTAGCTTTGTCGAAGAGTACAGGAAGGGGCTGGTGGGTGCAGTGTTGTAACCGGTAAGTTCCATGCCAGTCCCCTCCCTGTTTTAGCTAAGTGTGAGGTGATGATGAACAAGCGAGTCAAGCAACATGCTGATGCCGAAAACAATTGTCAGCAGAATGTTTTTCTTGGTCTTGTGTCTTGGGAGGAAATCGAGCGTAACGCTGATTTAGCTAATTCTACTTTCCGACAACTGACAGAGACACAACGGGATGAGGCGGAGCGGTGGTATACAGACTATGATGGATAAACAGGAGGTGTGATGGACGATACCGCGACGGATGCGGTGCTGGCAAACAGAAGATGCTGGTGTCCGGTATGTGGACAGAGTCATGAAGCTGTAGTAGATGATGAGTGCCGGGTAATGGATACAGGAGAGTTGGTCTATCCACATCTTGCCTGCGCACTTCAGAGGTACTACGACGAGGCGAAACGGAGGAAAATGTGAACGTGACCGAGGTCAACGTCAAGTTGGTGAATGGTGGTAAGGGTAAGCTCCTGGCGTTTGCGGTGGTGGTTCTGGACGGGGTGTTCCTGGTTCGTGATCTGAAGGTGATAAACACACTACATGGCAGGCGGGTGGTAATGCCCTCTAGGAAGATCGCCGATAGGTGTAATCTATGCACCTGCCGCAACCCACTTCAGGCAAGGTTCTGCAATGGGTGTGGGGTCGAGTTGGGTGAGGCAGACGTGGACTATGATGAGCGCGGCAAACCTGTCCACCACGTCGATGTAGCTTACCCGATGGACCAGTCCCTGCGCCGACAGATCGAGGACAGGGTCATGTGTGCCTACCTTGACAAGGTTGGTTTGCTTAATCAGCGATCAGGCACCAACGGCACCAGGTTCGATGCAGGAGTGATGCCGTGACTGAGCTAAAGTGTGCTCGTTGTGGTAAGGTTGTGGCTAAAGAGGATAGGCGTTTCAAGGGTGAGCAGCTGCAGCCACGCAACGGTGCCACTATCAGCTTTCCCGAGGGACAGGCACCCAGGGTTCGTTGTGCTTGTGGAATGTTGACAATTGTGATCCGTGGTATGTTGAGTTGAGGTAGTTATGGCGACCAATGTCAAGCATGGACAGATGCTGAAGTTTGCTGAGACAGTTGGAGCTGTGGTTAAGCAGTCTGCTAGCAGGGCCAGTCGTGTGCGTTGGGATAATCGGGAGGTGGTTCCTTTTTGTCTGAGCAAGGAGAATTACCAAACGTTGATGTGGGAAGTCGTCTTGCAGTATAATAGCAAGACAGTTCATGGCTGGGAGCTGGTGAATGTTAGTGAGGACACCAGAGGCTGCTCCACACCG